CAAACATTATTTGTAGGGACAGAAGCCGAGTGCGAAGAGCAAATAAAGAATTTAGGTCTAACTTATATGCCAGAAGCAAATTGATTTTATGGAAGAAAATATTTTACAAACAATAGATTTTGCCGCAACTAAAAGCGATAGGTTTTTATTTGTGGGATTACTACTCGTTGGAATTATAGCCGCAAGCATCATTTTTAAATATCTGACATCTAGATTGGATCAGGTTGAGAAAAAAATGGAACAAGTTCAGGTTGATTTTAATACCCACCTCCGAACAGCAAACAAAGAAATGATGGAAATCCTGTCGATTAGCAACCAAGCAATTGGTAAAAATATGTTGATTTTGGATCGAATCGAAAGGAAGATCGAAACATTATGAATCCTAAACAAATTGCGCTTGGTTTAATTTTAATGTCTTTTGCGTTTCTTGCTCTCGCACTCTTGACAGGATGCACAACTTTAGGTATTTCGTTAGAGACACAATACGGCAGGTTCACTTATGAACTGCCAGAACCAACAGGAACAAAGAAATGAAAATCGTAAATATCGTATTAGAACGACTCTCGGAGAATAGCACATGGCGTGGTTTACTCCTTATCGCTACGGCACTTGGAGTAAAACTTGAGCCAGACCTTCAGAACGCTATTTTAGCGGCAGGTTTAGGCGCAATCGGATTAATTAATGTGGTTCGTAAAGGAAAATGATTCCCGATTCTCGCCCACAACAGAAAAAAGACGCAACTTTGAAGTTGCTAATTAAAGCAGGAGTTAAAGATTCTGTAGCTTTAGTTGGCATTCGCGGTTACTATCTCGATTCGATGGGCGAGAAAGGAAAAAATGATCGAGGCATTTACGATGATGCGATTTTCGTAGTTTCGCCTGAAGCGTATGTTTCTTTCAACGCAAATACCGATCCTACTGTTTATCGCAAAGGCATTGCCTCTCTAGTCCCCGGAGTTCACATTTACAAAAAAGGCAAACATGGCATTTCCAAGGGTCCGGGGTATCCAGCCTTGCGTCCTGCGACAAAAGACGAAGCATTGCCTGTTTATCGCGATGGCGAGGGCATTTCGATTGGCTATCATATCAACATCCATCGCGGAGGCAAATCTACCTCATCACTAGGTTGTCAGACGATTCCTTCATCGCAATACGACTCGTTCATCACTTTAGTTTACGATCAAATGGATCGATTTTCACAAAAAACAATTCCGTATCTTTTAATTGAGGCTTAATTATGAGTTGCAACAACGATAACTACAACAACATCTGCCGTCAGGACATTCCATATCCGCAAGTTTCTCCTGAAAGCGTACCTTCGCTAATTTCTAATCTTGTTCAAGCACTCTATGGAACGATCAGTAAAAGTGTTGTAGATGGACGGGTGGTCTGGGACATTCCTTGCGACCCTAATAATAGCGCGGAAGTAGATAATATTCCACGCGAAGAAGGCGAAGGATTACTTTGCTACCTTCTGCGTTTATTTGCAAATTCGCTTGATAGCTTTGGTTCATTTTTGCGATGGGGATTTTCTGGTTCTGGACAAACAGAATTTACTCTTACTGGTGCATATCAACCTGATCGCAATGCTTATTTGGCATATATCGATGGGGTTGTCCAAGACCCGATCAATTATACAATTTCTACAACTCTCCCGCGAGTTTTAACGCTTGATACTCCTCTTCCTTCTGGCTCATTTCTTACTATCGTAGAACTTTCTAGCCGCGCAGGAGCGACAGGCGCGACAGGAGCGGTTGGAGCCACGGGAATTGGAGCCACGGGAAGCACGGGAGCAGTAGGCTCCACAGGAAGCACGGGGCCAATCGGAGCAACTGGTTTCGGTTTAACAGGTTCTACGGGCGCAACAGGAATTGCAGGACCAGTTGGAGCCACAGGGTCAGGTCAAACAGGAAGCACGGGAGCGACTGGATTACAAGGGCTTGTGGGGCAAGTTGGCGCGACAGGAAGCACGGGATTACGAGGAACCACAGGAGCAAGCGGAATTTCTCCTGCTATTACTCGTCAAAGTTTTACTGCTCACGATATTACCACAGGTTACAAGCAATTTGATTATTATCCTTCCGCTCCTATTGGCTGGACTTACGGCACTCGACTTCGCGCAGTAGCTAATTCTGCGTATCCTTACGATTGGGTCGAAGGAAATGTCATGGAGGTGAACGATTCTTGGGTTCGACTCTGGATTGATACCGCTCAAGGTGCTGGGAATTTCGCTGATTGGATGATTGGCATTGCAGGAGATGGTGGATTGGGAGCGACCGGGCCGATTGGCGCGACAGGAAGCACAGGTCCAGTTGGATCGACGGGCGCGGGAACCACCGGGGCTACGGGCGTAGACGGGCCAGTCGGAGCCACGGGAAGTACCGGGCCAGTCGGAGCCACAGGCGCGGGAACCACCGGGGCCACGGGCGTAGACGGGCCAGTCGGAGCCACGGGAAGCACGGGGCCAGAGGGAGCCACGGGATCAGGAAGCACGGGAGCCACAGGTCCAGTAGGCGCGACAGGTTTGCCGGGGCAATCTGCATCTTTCTATAATTATCAAGCAGACGCAGTAAATACATCTGGAGTTCCTGCGAATGGAAGAATTATTTGGGATAATCTCACTCAAGCATCTGCGACAACTGTAACATTGTCGCATCTTGATTCGCTCGGAAATGACATTGATGTTTTCTTCCCATTGTTCAAAACAGGTGACAACTTTGTAATCCAAGATCAAGGCAATTCTAATAATTATCAGACTTGGGAAATTTCCGCGACTCCGACTGTAGTTGTTAATAGTTATGTAACTATTCCTGTGACATTAGTTACTTCTGGAGGAACTTCGCAATTTGCAGACGCACAGAATTTGTTGTTTGCTATTGTTAGCTCTGGACTTGTAGGAGCTACTGGTCCCGTTGGAGCAACTGGAGTTGCAGGAAATGATGGCGCGACAGGAAGCACGGGAGCAGTTGGAGCCACGGGAAATGTTGGTGCGACTGGAGTTGGAGAACAAGGCGCAACAGGACCAGAAGGCGCAATAGGACCAGAAGGCGCAACGGGACCAGTAGGCGCAACAGGAATTGGTGGAGGTGGCGCAACTGGAGCAGGAACGGATGCGGTATTTTTCCTTAATGATCAGTCTGTAACAGCAAGTTATTCTATTCCATTAACAAAAAACGCACTTACCGCAGGGCCAATTACAATCGACTCTGGAGTTACTGTGACAGTCCCAACTGGATCAGCTTGGACAGTAGTATAAAATAATAAAATTATGCCAATCTCAATAAATGCAATTACTGGAATCGTGAACGCTACTTGGACGACAGCAACTCGTCCAGTAAGTCCAACTGTTAGTCAGACAGGATACAATACAACTCTATCACGCTTTGAATGGTATGACGGAACGCAATGGATGACTTATTCTGACACAAATAGAAGCGATGAAGTCATTCAAACATTTCTCGCTTCAACGACATTTACAGTCCCAGCAGGTATTACCAACATCGCTGAAGTCCTTGTTGTTGCAGGTGGCGGGTCGGGTGGAAGATATTATGCAGGCGGCGGTGGTGGTGGTGGTGTGATTTACCAAACCAATTTCCCAGTTACTCCCAGCGCATCACTTACAGTAACAGTAGGTGCTGGGGGAGCTTCAGTATCTGTTGATTCAGTTGGAAATAACGGAGGCAATTCTGTATTTGGATCATTGATTGCAATAGGCGGCGGCGGTGGTGGTTCATATAACACAGTTCCATATGTTGGACGAACTGGAGGATCTGGCGGCGGCGGTGGATATGGGGGATTTGCTGGAGGCTCTGGAACAGTTGGGCAAGGGTATGCTGGAGGAGTTGGAGCAACTACTGCAAACTACGGAGGTGGCGGCGGTGGTGGGGCTACAAATGTAGGATCAACAGCAAACGACACATCAGGCGGAAATGGAGGAAATGGATTTATATCTTCTATTAGCGGAATCTCCTCGACTTATGGTGGTGGTGGCGGTGGAGCAGCGACTTCAAGACCGGGAGGCACAGGAGGAACTGGTGGTGGTGGGAACGGAGGGAATGCAACTACATTTCCAACAAATGGACAAGCCAATACTGGAGGCGGCGGCGGCGGTGGTGGCCAAAGTGCAGGATTATCAGGCGCAGGCGGTTCTGGAATTGTAATCATTAAATACTAAAAATATGAGACTCGCACAAATTCAAAACGAAGTAGTAGTCAATGTTCTAATTGCTGATGAAGTTTTTCCAAGCACACCTACCGATACCTACATCGAATCTGACACCGCAGGCATTGGATGGATATACAAAGACGGAGAACTATCTCCTCCTCCGATAGACATTGATGCGCTTCGTCATACTGCTTATGTCGCGGAGTCTGATCCCATCTTTTTTAAGTATCAAAGAGATGAAGCAACCAAAGAAGAATGGCTTGCTAAAGTCGAAGAAATCAAAGCTCGTTACCCAAGGAACTAATATGCCAATTATCTTAAACGGAGGAACAGGAATTGTAAATTCCATCTGGACAACGGCAACTCGTCCATCAAGCCCAACGCAAGGTCAGATGGGCTACAATACTACTACTGGTAATCCAGAATGGTATGACACTCAAAGCTCTACTTGGAAATTCTTTTCTCAATCTGGTGGAACATATTCCATTGACTTTTTAATTGTTGCTGGCGGAGGTGGCGGTGGTATAGCTTATGGTGGCGGTGGCGGAGCAGGTGGACTTATTGCTGGTTCTTCTGTTGTAACTCCTACTACACTATATACGATTACAGTTGGTGCTGGAGGAGCAACAGGTTCAATTGGTAATACATCATTTATTTCAACAATTGCTAGTGCTACTGCTGGTGGTTTTGGCGGTGCTGGCGGTGTAAATACTTCAGGTGGCAATGGCGGTTCAGGTGGAGGCGGTGCAGGCACAGGTGTAGGCGGCTCTGGCACAAGCGGTCAAGGTAGTAGTGGTGGAGCTGGTTACGATAGCTCACCTTATTTTGCTGGCGGAGGCGGAGGCGGACAATCTAGCGCAGGTTCAGCGGCAATCCCATTAAATGCTGGCAACGGCGGCGCAGGTTACACCAGTAGTATTAGTGGAAGCAGTCTTACCTATAGCGGAGGAGGTGGCGGTGGTCATTACAATGCGGGTAATGGTGGCAATGGTGGAGCAGGTGGCGGAGGTGGCGGTGGATGTAATACTAATGGCACTCCGGGCACTGGTGGCAGCAATGGAGGTTCTTCGGGTTCAACTTCAGGCGGTGGTTCTGGCGGTGTGAATACTGGAGGCGGCGGTGGTGCTGGTGGAATCATCAATAACGGCGGTGCTGGTGGTTCTGGAATCGTGGTTCTTCGCTATCTCGGTTCACAACGCGGCACTGGCGGAACAGTTACTACATCTGGCGGATACACAATTCATACATTCACTTCATCAGGAACTTATGTAGCTTAATATTATGGCACACTACGCAAAAATAACAGACTGCAAAGTAACGAGTGTAATCGTTGCTGAAAAAGAATTCTTCGACACTTTCGTGGATAACACACCCGGAGAATGGATTCAAACATCCTACAACACTCATGGTGGCGTTCATGCTTTAGGCGGAACTCCACTTCGCAAGAACTATGCTGGCGTTGGATTTTCTTACGACAAAGTAAAAGATGCATTCATTCCTCCAAAACCATTTGAAAGCTGGAGTCTCAATGAAGATACCTGTCTCTGGGATGCACCAACTCCTTATCCAGAAGATGGAAAAGATTACACATGGGACGAAGCAACTTTAAGTTGGGTAGAAGTAACTAAATAATTTTATGGCAACATCATTTACACTACAAAACGATCCTGCTTTGCCTCAAGGGTATCTCAAGGTCAATGGATCAACCTCTGCTACATTCACTACGAGTGGAATTACAGGAAACTTGACTGGAAATGTGACTGGAAATGTGACTGGAAACTTGACTGGAAATGTGACTGGTAACGCTGATACTTCTACGAAGTTCTCAACTACGACTGGTTCTGCTCCAACTTACGCCTGCCGTGCATGGGTGAACTTTGACGGAACACGCGATACTACTGGTGCGGTTAGCACAGCAAATACAAATCGTTTCATCCGCTCAAGTGGCAATGTGACGAGTGTGTTGAGAACATCAAATGGTGGTTATACAATTACAATGACAACTCCAATGAGTGATGCGAATTATTGTGTTACTGCTGTAACAGATGTAAGATCAACAACAACTACCACAACATTTACATCAAGTCAATTTTCTATAAATTGTTATGGATCAGCAGGATTTGGCACAGACCCAAGTTATGCTTTTTGTTCAGTAATTCAATAAAACTAATTATTATGCCGCTAACTAAAGCAACTCAAGCAGTAATTGCTCCAAATATCTGTACGACAGATACAACGCAAACAATTACTGGTAATAAAACATTTACTAATTCAATTAATGGTAATGTTACTGGTAATGTTACTGGTAATGTTACTGGTAATGCAGGAACGGCAACAATCCTACAAACGGAAAGAACTATTCAAATTTCTGGTGCTATTACTGGAACTGCGACTTCTTTTAATGGTGGCTCAAATATTGTTATTCCTGCAACAATTTCATCTGGAGCAACAATTACATCTCCAATTATTTCTGGTATTGTTATTGGGGCTACCGGAGCGCAATTACCAAGTACATTAATTTATGGTGTAATAGATGGATCAAGCGGAGCATCTGGATTTGTTGGTCAAATAGTATCTTCAACTGTTGCTGTTGGAAGTGCAATTGCATTGACAACTAATACTACTGCAAATGTAACGAGTATTTCATTACCTATTGGAGAATGGTATGTAAATGGTCAAGTGGATTATCGTGCAGGCGCAACAACAAGCATTACAATTCTTGCACAAGGTATTAGTCAAACATCAGCAACACTTGGAGGGCAAGATACATTTTCTCGATCTGTAATGTCGGCAGTTGTTCCAACTGCGGCTAATGATATTGGAATTCCAATTCGTGGTCAAAGAATTGTATTAACTGCTCAAACTACAATTTATTTAGTTGCTACAGGAACTTTTACAGTTTCCACTTTATCCGCTTACGGAACAATTGAAGCAAGAAGGATTCGTTAATATGCCATACACTACACAAAAAGCAGAATTGCCAGAAGGTTTTATTGATTTAGGCGAAGAAGTTCCTTCTATGGGAATGACTGAAATTGAAATTGAAACTCCGAAAAGCGAATATCACTATCCATCGTTGTATTTTGACAATGCAGAAGAATTAAGTAAGTTGCCAAAAGAAGGAACTGCTGTTATCCATTTCAAAAAAGTCATGGAGAAAAAAGAAGTTACGATGCGCGATGGCGAGGAGAAGAAAAGGCATTGCGTGGAATTGCAAATTTGTGGTATCAAACCTAGTTCTATTTCTGAATCCGAAATGGAATCCGAGGAATACGATGACGAAGACGAAATTGAAAATGGATTAAACGAAGCTGAAGAAGAAGATTAATTTTATGAAAAACCCTAACTCACCCATGCCTGAAGAGGCTATGACTGACGAAATGTCCGCAATGCCTCCTATGCCTGCGGAGGGCGAGGTAATGATGAGCATCCCTAAATCGACCTTCGACCAATTACACGGCATCGTGGTGCAATTGGCAGAGGCTATTGACGCACTTGCTGTCAATGTCGAGCAACAGGCGGCAGGAGGTGGCGAGATGATGCCTCCTGAAACTCCTGAAGGCGAGATGGAAGATGCCGATCTTGCCGCATTTGCAGAAGAACTTTCCCGTGGTGCTGTCTAATCATGTTTGTCTCGCAAATTTTCGAGGAATGCGCGGAAATTTTAGGCACGACAGACCAGACTAAAATTTTCCGCAAGATCAGTCAGGCAGTCCAGACTTTAATGGAGTCTGGACATTGGATGCATTCGACTGCGGAAGTCGATGTCTGCGCGGGTTGGGATGGTTGCTCTATTGCATTGCCTCGCGGCGTTTCTGTGCCGTTAGCAGTCAATGTAGACGGCAGTCCTACATACTTTCGCAATCGTTTATTTCAGTATCATGTAAACAAGGGTGGGAAATACAACTCCGTCGAGTGGGCATGGGATGACCGAGGCTATGTTGCTACCTTAATGGAAATCATCCAGCCTTCCGAGTTGGTTGCGATTGCCGAATCTAGCAACGATGTCGGAAAAGTTCTTCGTATTATTGGCACAGACAATTTAAATCGAGATATCCGCAGTCAACTTCCAGACGGCACAGGTGTAGATGGGTTGCTTGTTCCTATCAACAGCATCTCTGACTTTCCTTACGGCACAATTGCGCCATCTGGTTCTAATGTTAATACACGCGAAGTCTCAATTTCGCCGATTCAGCTATTTAAGTCTGCTACTGCCCATCAGTTAAATTCTGGTCAAGGAATGTCGGTCACGCCAATCCCAATCTCTGGGACCATTCCAGTTCCATTATCAAGTGGCAAAACTTATTACATCGGCGTTGTTGATGCGTTCACGATTAAAATTTACAACGACTCATTAAACGCTCAAGCAGGAGATTACCCTATTTCATTACAATCAATTGTTGGTGCTGATCCACTTGAATTTCTTGATCAAAGGGCAAGCCGTGTTGTTACTGCATTACGATTTGCAACCGCTCCAACGATTGGCATTAGTAGTGCCAATCCCATTGTGTTTCCTGCTGGACAGACATTGCCTGCTCCTTTGAAGTCAGGAACAACTTATTTTGGCAATCTTTTAGATTCTACAAATCTTCAGATTTTCGAGACTGAAGAGAACGCTCAAAATAATTACAACGAGGTTTACACGACTGGATCAATTGATCCTATCGATGTCGATATTCGTAAAGAGATTTTTCCTGAAACAAAGTTAACATTTACAGTCCCTCACTTGTTCGTTGATGGAGATCAAGTTGAGGCATTCACATCTGGTGGCGTATTGCCTCGTCCATTGATCAGCAACAAGAATTACTTTGTAAATATTATTGATTCAACCTCGGTAACACTTCACGAAAATCAAGCAGACGCAGTTGCATCAACTGGAACATTCTTTGTAAATCCTATCGTTCTTTTAACGCCCGGTAGTGGTGTGTTTTCGTTAGTGAAATTAATTCCCGCTACGGCAAGCGTTGGTAAAACAAATCAGATTTCTGCTCCGGGTCTGTCTATACCAGCACCATTAGGAGCAGGAGCGCAATTTGCGGCAGTACCAGTTGGTTCTGTAACCTCTGTTCGCGTATCTGCTAGTGGTTCTGGATATACTACCGAACCAATTGTAACTTTTAGTGATCCACCAACTCCTCCTGCTGGTCAGCAATCTCGTGTTGCAAAAGGATATGCAATTAGAAATTCTATAACTAATACAATTTCTGAAGTTATTATTACTGATTCTGGTCTTGGATATTCGTCTACTCCAACAGTAACAATTGACCCTCCTACAACTACAAATTTTACTGTTACTGGAATTACTACAAATCCAAGCACTTTAATTGCAACAGCAACAACTGCTGTTGCTCATGGATTTGCTAATGGAAATCAAATTTTAATTTCTAATGCGTCTCCAAATGATTATAATGGCACAAAAACAATATCGAATGTATCTACTAATACATTTACTTATGTTGTTGGTTCAGCTTTAGCAGATGCTACTGGTAATATTACTGCCGCTAGAGTTGCATCAGGTAACCAAGCTACTGCTACTGCCAGCATTACTACATCATTTATTTCAAAATTCACTCAAATTTCTGCTGGTTCTGGATATACTGAAGCACCACAGGTTAAAATTGAAGGTGGCGGTGGAACTGGAGCGACTGCAAAAGCAAATGTTTCTGGAGGACAAGTAACTTCGATTGATATCATCACTCAAGGAACTGGCTACACATCGCCGCCTAGTGTTATACTTTCTCCTTCTACTGGAGTATTCATTGAATTTCAAAGTACAGGAACATTGCCGCAACCTTTAGTTGCGGGAACTGTGTATCGTGCAGAGAATCCTACCGCAGGCAATACATTTACAATTAAAAACACAGATTATTCGGATGTTGATATTAAATCATCTGGTTCAGGAATATTGTATGTAGTTCTTTCTAGGGCTTTTGGAGTTTCGTTTACTGGAAACTGGAGAGGTGACTATGCATCTCTTGGTCAAACTCAAGGTTTTTACTTTGGAACTGATTTTCTTCTTCCAACAACTACTCCATCAATTGATAATGGTGTAACACAATTCTGGTTACGAAAAGATACTGATGAGTCTGGACGAGTTTATACTTCTGAAGCAAATGCAATTGCTGGAGGAACTACTGGTAAAGTTGTAACAACTGCATTTGGAACAGGTCAAACATATTTTGGAATTCGTTTTACTGTAACTCCTAGCGTTTACGATGATTTAATTGAGCCAGATAACATTCAATTTATTGCAGATGATGAGATAGTTAATTTTAGCACATCTGGCACATTGCCATCTCCATTGATTGCTGGAACTAATTATACTGTAAAGCTATTCGGCAATCGTGTAAAAGTATACTCTGGCGGTGTGTTGGTTCCAATTGCAACGCCGGGGACAGGTCGATTGACGCTAGATATTCGCAGAGTAATGATAGTCCAGCCTTCGACTAGCATTTATGCGCCTGCTTGCTTGTATGAAACTGGCGATTCCGTAACTGTTCGTGCAACTGAAAATGATGTATTACCAAGTGGTCTTGTTGCAGGCACTACATACTATGTTCGCAAAATTAAAAGCGATGAATTTGAGCTTTATGACACTTTAAATAACGCTAGAAACTTATCTTCGACTACTGGTCGAGTTGAATATTTAACAACTGGAAATAAAACTACCTCTACTTTCTTTGTAGATAATGTTCAAGGCCCAGTCCTAGTTAAGAGTATCGCACATATTGAAAAACCAGTAACAGATGGATATGTGAGTCTCTATGCATGGGATTACGGACGCAGTAATGATTTGACTCTGATTGGTCAGTATCATCCAGACGAAATTAATCCTAGTTACAGACGAGTTCGCATTGGCAAGAAATGTGCTTGGGCGCGAATCATTTATCGTGTCTCGCCTCCAACTGTGACTTCCAAGCAAGATTACATTCCTCTGGAGCATGAACGCGCAATTATTACTGCGGTTCACGCTTGCGACTTGGAAGATAAAGACTTTGCCGAGCAGGCGACTCGTTACTGGGGTGTAGCATTTAATTACCTGAAGAACCAGCAAGAGCATCTGGATGGTCACTCATTCCAGCCACCGCAAATTCAAAATCTCGTCTATGCTGACGGACATGATCCCGTGATGACATGAAAAGTGAGAATATCACAAGTGGCAGACTGCAAAAGATCACTACAGGGTGGACGCAGGGAGTCAATTCTGTTCGCAATCCTTGGGCATTGCCAGAGAACCAGTTTAAATGGGGAACTAACCTTTCTATTCGCGGTGGAATCGCCCAGACTCGACCCGGCTACACAATGCGCCTTTCTCTACCTCCCGGCAACCTGCAAGGCGGGATTATATTTCAGGCAAACAAGCAAAAAGACGCATCTTTTAGCCGCGAAGAAAATGGAGTTCAAACAGCAGTTCCTGCGAAGATTTTTGATGTAAATGGCGAAGGAGTCATTGCAAGCGAATTGAGCTACATGGTCTTTGCAGTAGACGGCAATGTTTACTACGCACCTTTCCCACTAGTTCAGCCTAAAAACTGGAATGATTACAAACTGAACAGCATTAAGTTCGATCCTGATGTTGAAAATCTTTTCTTCGCACTAGCCACAAAAACGGCAAATTTGGCTACATCCGAAAATGAGTTAGTCACTCCAGCACATACCATCATAATGATGCAGGATGGCATTTCTGCGCCTGCCTACTGGGATGGTTCAAATAAAGTTGGAACGCAGGACTCGTCCATCCCTGTAGGGACACACATGGCATATTCTGGCAATAGAATGTGGGTTGCAGAGAAGAATATCGTTCTTGCTTCCGATCTTGGCGACCCAACTAGCTGGAAGGAACGAACACAAGGCACAGGGAGGGGCGATTTTGCGTTTGTGCGACCTGTTACTGGTCTTGTTTCGTATGTCGGTCAAGATACCTCTACCCGGCTAATCGTGTTTACAGATCGCGCCACATATTCGCTTGCATCTGGTGTGCTGGACAGGACGCAATGGACTACGACTGCTAATTTTCAGAATACGCTTTATCCAACTGTGGGATGCGTTGCGCCTCGGTCAATTGCGTTTCAGGCAGGTCAGATGTGGTGGTATTCGGATGGTGGTCTTGTTGCGGCGGATGTTGCGGCGGCATCATATTTAAGTTCGCAAGTATTGTTTAAGGATATTGAAATGGCGCGAACAAAGCGTTTGATGGATGGGAATCCATCGAATATTTGTGCCGTTGCGTTTGAAAACTATTTAATGTATTCCGTTCCATACCTGTCAAAACTTAATACTGACACAATGGTTATGGACTATGCTCCCGCCGCAGAGTGGGGAAGTGGACGGCAACCTGCATGGGCTGGAGTCTGGACTGGAACTCGACCAGTTCAATGGACTGTTGGGAAGATTGAAAGTCAAAATCGATGCTTTCAATTTTCTGTTGATTATGCACCAACGGCAGATGGTTCTTACAATCATCTTTGGGAGGCATTCCAACCTGAACGATACGATACATATCTTCAGATAAACCCTGACGGCACTACAACCGATCTTTACAATCGCATTTATTGCCAACTTGAAACTCCAATGCTTGGAGACGGCATGGACTTGAAACAATTTATCTACTCTGAAATTGAAGCTACTGAAATCGGTGGAACTGTAGATGTAAATGTAAGTTATAGGGGGTCAAAGGGTCGATATTTGCCGATCTTGAATACTAGGATTTTAGCAGTCACTAATGATTATCAATGGAGGGGAACAGATTACGAAAGCCAAGTAGAGAAAGCTGGCTTTCTTAACACGCAATATCGCAGATTAATTACAGAATCAGCAAACAGGTTAGCTACCTACGAAACCTGCGAAAGCCCATTAACTAACGATGTAGACAAGGCTTTCTCAATCCTGATCGAATGGTGTGGTCAGATGGGCATCGAGATTGTCAGGACTTTCCTAGACCCTTGGAGCGAAAAAGCTACTGGAATTCCTCAATATGTCGAAACTAAATCTTGCGTTGTAGGTCAGAATGGTGACAATTTTACTATCGATTTGAAAGAAAGTCCGTATGAAAATTTATCCTTGTCACAAGAAAACTGGAGTGCCAAAGTTTATAAGACTGTGACTGTAAATTGCACAAGTTCTAGCAAGACGATTTCCGCCACCGCATCTGCTTCATATATTTCAACAGTTAGCTATGCTCATGCGCGAGAAGAGGCTGAAACGCTGGCAGAGCAAGCCGCAACCAATGCCGCTCAAGAATTTAAGGCAAATAACCCCTGCTAATTATGCCTTCCATTGCTAAATCAAAAATAAGATTGACAGATTTTCCGAATAAATTTATCTCGCCTTTTACAGATGAATTTCTGGTTCCTGTCTACTCGTCTATTCCTTTTGAAAAAAATCAAAATGAGTGCTTGCCGTGTGCGTTGTGCGGCACATACAATGATCGCCAAGATGTCTTGGATCAAGTTGCTTCGCAGTATACGGGATTCAAGCAAGGACCAGTTCCAGACGAAATTTTTGTCGGTTTTAACTAATAAATAAATACATGAGATCAACAATTGAATATAAGCTAATACCAAAAGATTCAGCAGAGTTCCTTGAACTTTCTGATTTCGCGGAAACATTTGATCATAAGATTGTAGATCATCCTCAAATCAATGTTTATGGTCATTACAAAGATAATAAGCTAGTTGGCTATAGTGACCATGTATTCATTCCAACAATTTATCCTGCTTTCCACCCAGATTTTACAACTCCACGAGATGTGATACAGACCATGCATGACTGGAGAGTTTACAATCAACTTACAGGTGGTCCCGGCTATGTCGGAGTGCCATTGCAAAGTGAGCGATTTACATTCACCAATGAAATCATGGAAAAGTTAGGCATGGAACGATTAAACCGAGAAGTATTTTACATTAAACGAAAGGAATAAAATTATGGGTGGAGCCGCAACAGTACCTACTGGTCGATACATGAGCCGACCTGATTATCAAACAGATTTTCAAATTTTATCTCAAAAACAAGGGATGGGGAATACCGCCCTTGATATTGCGTCTACTGATTTAAATGCCGCTCAAGCTGGAGTATTAGGTACACAATTAAATTTACTTAAATCAAGAGGAGACACTTTAAGCACCGCAAGAAATGTATTTGATTTGCAATCAAAGATGCAACCTTTGATGCAAGATTTTGATGCCGAGCAGACCTCTCGGCAAGCCGCGCAATTTGGCTTATCTAATGAAGCGAGGGCAAGGCAGGGAGAAGAATTGCTTTCTCCTGCGACTGCTCGTATGCGGTATCAATTGCCAGAACAAATCGAAGCGGTGACATCTGACGAGTCTTTTAAAAACCGCATGGATGCTTGGTTGAAAAATAAAGGCATTTCTTCAGTTAGTGGAACAGGCGTCGATCCTTCGTCATCTTTTGGCCGATCCATGCTTGCAGATGTATCAACTGAAGAGGGACGCAAGCGGATGCTGGAAGACATTGAACTGCGGAATAAGTTTGTTACTAGCCAGCAACGCCCAATCGGAGGATTAGACCCTAGCGCATTGATCAACAAAAGAATGACAGCAGAAGCTGAAAATCGTGGTGCAATGTCAGACTGGCAATCAGGTATTTTACAAGGAGCGCAACAACTTGGTCAAATTAATCAATTAAAACAAGCAGAAGAATTTGAACAGGCAAGACAACTTGGATCAACGCTTGATTCATTCCAGCAAGCAAGAATGGGATTAAATCAAAATGCCTTTGACTATTTAAGCAAGAATATGGGAGAGATTTTAAATCTATCCAATGTTCAAAAGCAAAATCGTCAGGCTTATGATCAATCTTTATACAATGCGGCAGTTCAAAATGCACAATCGCAGAATGCTTCAAAAGCAGGCATGATTTCGGCAGGCGCAGGCATTGGTGGTGCGGCAATCGGTGCGGCGGCAATCATTATATAAACAAAAAATCTGTCTATATGGATCAACTTATTAGCGAAACAATCGAGAAAGCTAAAAGATGGGCAAAAAATTGGCCCAATTCTGTCGTTTTGTGGTCAGGTGGAAAAGACTCGACTGCGATGCTTCATTTGCTTAAATTTCAAGCTGGAATCGATGTGCCTGTAATTCAGTTTCGGCAACCGAAATTTCGCGAGCGATATGCGTATTCAGATCAATTGATCCGAGATTGGGATTTGACTGTCTTTGACTACCCTGCAAGCCGATTTGCATTAGCAGATGGTCCTGATACAGAGACTGGCGAGGTGCGCTTTGATCTTCTACATTATTTCCAATGGGGAACTAAAGCTGTTGTTCTGTCATTAGGAACCGAGCGTCCAAAGGAAGGTGAGAAGTTCATGTGCGGTGTGCGTGACTTTCTAAAACGACCCACAGGAACCTTTAATTGGCCGTGGGAGTCAGTCTGGATCGGAACTAAAAACTCCGATACTGATTTGATCAAAGGTCATGTGCCTATTTCGCAAGATATTCGCCATGCTGATGGCAGTCCTGTATCGCTTTACCTTATGCGCGATTGGACTGATCGCGACATCTATCAATATCTAGAGGATAACAAAGTAAAAGCCGATCCTACTCGATATATTAAAACAAAATCTGGATGGGCAAACAATCCTGACAAGTCTTTAAACGCAGACTTCTATCCGACTTGCTTAAATTGTGTAGATCGACATCAAGGCAATCAAGTGTATTGCCCAAAGTTAAAAGCAACTGTGACAAATATATCACATCTTGCACCATACGAAGATATCGTGATACCAGAGTTAGGATTCAAACCAGTTAATTGGGAGAAATAATATGGGTGGAGCAAACAAATCAAGCACTTCAACAACGCCGGGAGGGGCATTTAACCCTCAAGCGCAAGTTCAAAAAGCAACTCAAGCAACCGCCGCAGATTTAGCGGCATTCGATGCAGAGCAGTTGCAAAACAAACGAATTGCTCAAGGACTAGATTTTTTAGGACAAGGAATTTCAGGCACGGCTAATAGCAGTCCTGCATCTACTCCTGCATCTGCCGCTTTAGCGAGTCAGAATCAAGCAGATAACTATAAAAAATTAATGGAGATGCAATTATCTCAAAAAGATTCTGACTCTTTAAATTTCATGCCGCAAATGCCATTTAATTTACAAAGCACAAACCCTGAATTAGTTAATAATGCTTGGGCAGATGCTGTTAAAACATTGGTTGGAAGTGCAGTATCTGGTGCTGGTCAGATGTATAAGAAGTGACGAATTATGATTGCCAAAAATGCGGAGCCTGTTGCAGTTTTAAGTGGTCATGGCCGATCTTCAAACGAGATCGATCAGATGCAACTGGCATTCCTGCGGAAATGCAACGAACAGATTATCCTATAATGAAGACTGAAAACAACAGATGCGTTGCTTTAGAAGGTGAAGTTGGAACCGCAGTTAAGTGTTCTATTTATAATTGCAGACCGCAGGCGTGTAGGTTATTTGAACCCGGATCAAAACTTTGCTTGGAAGCTAGGTCTAAAATAGAATTATAATTATGGGTGGCTCATCATTTGGAAAAGTTGTAACTAAAGTTGTTGATCCTTTTAACCTTGGGAATTCTAAATTTGTTAAATCCGCTAGAAAAGTAATTGATCCATTAAATATAATGGACCCATTAAATGTTTTGCCGGGAAGCGGTAAGCCAATTGGGACATGGGATAAAAACTTTGGTGCGCCATTAATGAACTGGTTAAATCCAAAGCAAAGTTCATATACACCAATGACAAAAGGGTTGCCATCAAATGCTCAATATTTTCAGCAACAACAACAAATGTTGCAAAATATGCAAGCACAGCAACAGATTAAACAAGCACAGCAACAAAGTAAACTTGCTAATTTGAGATCACAAGCACCATCTTACCCTGCCGCTACTCAAACAACAACTGCTCAAGTGCCAGCTACTTTATCTGCTTCAGCAACCGCTCCGTCAACTGCTCCGTCAACTGCTCCGTCAACTGCTACTCTTGCACAAACAAAAAGTAGTGATACAGCTATTGCTTCCGACTTGCCAATAGAATTCGGTTATAAACCACCAACTACAACTTCAAAAGTTGCAACTGCAAATACATTTTCATTGCCTAATATGTCAGACATTAAGTTTGGCGGGGCATAACAAATAAACGAAAGGAAAATAAAATTATGGGCGGCGGACCTAGCGGACCATCAAAGTCTCAAATTAAAGCAGAGCAGGGATTGCGAAATCAAGAAATGCAGATGCAACAAGCGCAATTCAATCAACAAATGGCTCAACAAGCACAAATGGCGCAATTGCAACAACAGCAGGCTGAACAAGCAAGGCAGGATGCAATTTTTGAGCGTCAGAGAATTGAAAGCGAGCAAGCGCGGATAATGGAGGAGCAAAAAAAAGAACGAGCAAGAATTGAAGAGCAACAACGACAAGCGGCAATTGAAAGTCAAAATGTTGCCGCCGCTCAACTTCGCAGGCAACAAGAATCCAAAGCACAGCAGGAACTATCTGCCGTCTCTAGCGCACAAACAATGGCAGACCAACAAAGGCAAGAGCAAGAGCGTCAGGCGGCATTGTCCGCAGGGGCGCAGGCTACTGGTGCTGGCTACAATTTAAATGCCGCTCGCAAGCAAGCATTGATTGGGATGAAAGGAACTCCAAATCTCCCTGCTACGGAAGCTAATCAATCTGCATCTAGCAATGTTTTCACTATGCCTAAAACAACTGGACTTCAATTTGGAGGAACTTAATATGGGAGGAAGTAAAGGTAGAGGTAAAAAAAACGATGGTGGTGGCAGTAGTCCCGCGCCTCAAAATAATAATTGGCAAGCACAGCAATCTGCAATGCAATCTGCACAGCAAAACGCACAGCAAAACGCACAGCAGGCGGCAATGCAACAACAGATGGAGCAATCTAGGCAAGCGGCAGAAGCTGAAAGAAAGCGGCAAGAAGAAGCTGAAGCTGAACGAATTCGCCAACAAAATATCCAAGCTGAAAATCAAAAAGCGGCAGACTTCCGCAGGCAATCAGAAAATAAAATTCAATCGGACTTTACTAGTGCCGCACAAAACCAGCAACGACTCGATCAGCAAGCCGCGCAAAACTATGCCAGCACAACCGCAGGCGGAAGCGGCTACAATGTTGGTTCTGCCCAACAGCAAAAAATCTCGGCGGCAGGGGGCGTTGCTGGACCTGCATCAACCAATGCGCCATCGTCTATGCAAATGGGACTTCCGCCTATTCTCGCGTCAAATGCTGGTGTTGGCGGCACTCCACAAAATACTAACTTCTCACTCCCGTCCGCTCAAGGACTACAATTCGGAGGTATGTAATGCCTGCATCTTATAATTTCTCGCCACAATTCGCTACAATTAAGTCTGCATCTCCGTTAGAGGGGATGCGACCATTCCAAATACCAGAGGTGCGTCACACCGCTTTGCAATTTCAGCCTCAAAAGTTTTTAGAGGTTAAATCTAGTCAACCTGAATTAGTGTCGCAAGGTTGGGCGAGTGGCTTGAAGGAGGGCATTGGTGATGCATTAAAAGGCATTACTACGGCATTTGTTACTGAACGCGAGAAGAAAGACAAAAAAGCTGAAGATATCATTCAACGCAAACATGAAAAAGATGTAGCCGCAATTAAATCCGAAAAAACATTTGAAGAAAAAGATTTAGAGAGAAGGTATAAAGAAGCGCAGGTTCAAAATATTGAATCTCAAGTTGAAACTAGAGGTAAAGATAAAAAAGTGCCACCAGTCATTAAGCCTCGCGGAACTTTTATTGTAGAACCTGATGAATCATTGCCAAAACCTGCTCCTACAGAGCCTGACACAGCTTCAAGCACAGAAGGGCAATTTAAGCCTGTTCCAGATGAGATTCCAGATAATATGAAGGGAGATAATACATCTTCATTGAAAGGAACCAGTCCGTTTTCTGCTGTTTCTGAAGATCGATTTGGCAGTTTAAAAGGAAAACCAAAATCAATTGCGTTTGAAACTTATAAACCAGAACCATCTATTTTAGATATCGCAGGCGGACCCGCCCCGACTGCTGAACCTCCAGTTCAACCTGCCACTCCAAAAGAATTAACAGAAGCAGAAAAAATTGCGCAATTAAACGAAGAGCAACTTAATGCAATGTATCCAGAGATGCCAGTTGCAGTATTTGCTGAACCTCCATCTATTAAGCAAGTTCCTGTTCAAGAACTTCTAGGAAACTATGAGGACTACGAGGAGGCATTAATGGCAAGGAAAGAACTTGCAAGTAGAATGCCTGATTATGATGTTCCTGATGTTACTGAAGAAGTTTTAGAAGATGGCACAAGTTATTTTAGTATTAAGGCTCCAAAGCAAAAGCCCACTTCTAAAAAAGCTGGAGTCCCAGAAGGAATGACTGTTTCTAAAGGAAAGATTGATGCCGAGGGAAATGTCACGCTTGATATTGAGCCTGCTCCAGATGCCAAAAAACAAGTTAGGGCATTAAAAGAACCTATTAGCGATTTAGACTTGATGCTTCGCACTATTAAACAAATACGAAGTATTTATGAAGGAATTTCACCCGGCGTTGGAGGTGCGGCAAATTGGTTGTCATATATCCCCGGAACTGATGCCGCAGATGTGTCTAAACTTGTTGAAACTCTTCAAGGTAATATCGCTTTTAAAAAACTAGCAGAGATGAAGGCGGCATCTCCAACAGGAGGGGCATTAGGAGCAATTTCAGAACGAGAATTAAGTCTTTTAGCGGCTAGTGCTGGAAGCGTTGATCCTGCATTAAGTTTCTTTTTGTTTAAAGATAATTTAGATCAGATTGAAAGTGGCGCACTAAAAGCAAAACAATTGCTTGAGGAAGATATTGCATCTATTGAAAAGCCTCAAAAGTTTACTCCGATTCAATCTGCTCCACAGAATGTTATTGAAATTAAAACGCAAGAAGAGTGGAAAAAATTAAAGTCTGGGCAAAAATATATTTTTAACGGAGTTGGTGGAACTAAAAAATAATATGGCATGGCAACCTCCTGAAGATGAATTAGACAGTAATGTTCTACAACAATGGAAACCTCCTGAAGATGAATTAGACAAAAATCTTCCAGATCAATGGAGTCCTCCTGAAGATGAACTGGATAATAGTCCTACAAAAATTAAAGATGTAGGAGCATTAAAGCAGATGAAAGATTCGGGTCAGAAATTGACCTATGATCAAGAACGAGTCTTGTTTGATGCTGAAGATAAAAAACCATTCACTCAAAAGGTATCCGAGGCAGTAAATACATTTGTTCCAACAGCAATTGATATTGCCAAGCAATTAGGTTCTGGTGCTGGTGAGTTTATTTACAAAGGCGTTTTAAAGCCAATCGATGCAATGTCTCAAAGTCCAGAGGAGGCTGAAAAGACATTAAAAGAAGCTGGAAATATTTGGAGGTCTGGGGCGCATGGTTTTGGTCAAGACATTCAAGAAACAGCAGATGCTGGTGTGCGCTTTGCAATGTTTGGAAGTGACTTTACCGATAAACTTTTAGGTAGGTCTGAAAACGAAAGATTTGAGAAATATATGTTGCGCCAAGGAATGCGTGAATTTTCTCAAAAAGTTTACGAAGACAATCCTGATGCGGCGGCACGATTGCTTTCAGAAAATCCTTTATTGCAAAAATTGGCATATGCCGCCGCACTAGCGCAAGGCGGAACAAAAGAAGAAGCTGAATTAGCTCAAAAAGCATATAGTGAATTGGTTCTGGAAAGCGGATTAAAGAAAGAAGATATTAATGAAAATGTTGCTCTTTTTGCAGAAGTTTTATCTCCGTTGTCTTTGCCGGGAACAAATACCGCAACCAAGTTTTTAAACAAAGGAACGACAAAATTTGTTCAAAAAACTGGAGAACTAGCGTTAAAGGGTGTAGCCGCACCAATTGCAAAAGGCATAGAAAAAACCGCAGGAGTTGTCGAAGCTGGAATTGAAGGAGCGCAAAATCTGTCTCGCAAGATCGGCGAGTATACAGTTGGCGACCCAGATACTTTATTAAAAGCAACTGTCACGACTGCCGCCGCACCAGTAAGAATCCCTGCAAAGATGGTTCGTGGTATCGCTAGGACTGTTTACGATGTGGCATCTGAAGCAGGACCGGGGCGCATTGGAATGTTTGAGCGAGCAGGCAAGAAACTAGATTCAGGCGCACTTACTAAAAAATTATTTAGTTCTGAAGCATTGGGAGGAAAAGGTAGGGCGAGAGTTGCTGACTGGGCAGTTCGTCAGACTAATGCCATTGTTCAGCCTGCCGTCAATGGTGCTGTATTGAATGTTGCTCTAGGATTGCCCGATATCGAGTCCGCAACGGATTTGGGATACATGGCAGGCGTTGGTGCTGGAATCGGCGGATTTGGAGGCTCTAGGCTCCAAGAACGAGGCATGGCATTATTTGATCCAACAACTAGCCTAGCTCAAAAAATTGATGCTGTTGTAACTCCAGACCCAATGGGATTGCGTCGAGATCAAGATGCTGACATCAAACGATTCTTGTCTACAGCAGACTCTTCTTTGGTTGATAGCATTAACGAGTTATCTAATGTAAATAATATTAAATCTGCTTTAGAGGTTAAAATTAAAAACCTTGAAGGCAGACGAGATGCTCAAATTCGCAAAGAAGACTCTGCTAGAATTCAAAGAGACATCAATAATCTTAAAGCACAGAGGATTGAACTAGAGAAAGTAAATCCAGAAACTGAAAATGAAATTAAGCGTCAAGTGCAATTAAGTTTTGCTGACGCTATGGATTTAGCAAAAACAACTGGTGCGGCGGCGGGATTAAGTAACATCGAAGTCAAGGTTTTAAAGCCTGAACAGATGGATCAATTCTATCGAGATAAGTTTGGCAAAACTCTTACTGATGCTGAAAGTGTAGTTAAGCAATTAGTTGGCAATCCAAATCTATCTCCGTCCGAGCAAGAATTATTAACCAGAGCAGATGCTACTATTCGACAATACTTGAGCGATGTTGCAGGAGCATCTACTGCGAGAGGATTTGCAATTAGCGAGCGACCTGATGTTCCAGAGCATCTGCGGATGCAGAATCAGAAGGGCGCAACTGTAGTGATCAATGGTGATCTTGTATCGCAGATGGGTCGAGATGGATTGAACTTGTCGCGAGTTATCAATCACGAAATGCAACACGCACTTTCTAATTTCACAGAAGTGCGTCAAATGCTTGATCCGATTCGCAGGCAATTGTTCGATCAGAAGATTCAAAATCCAGACGGCACATTTGATGTTGTTTCAAGCGGCATGATTACCGATGCCGAATTGGATAAATACGCAATTCAATATGCGGCAGGCATGGATGCATCTGGCGGGGCATCTTTCCTTGGTCAATTTGCCAATCAAGATCAACTCCGAGCATACATGAAGGAGGAGGTGCTATCGGAGCTTGCAGGGCTTTCTGGTGCTTCGCATGGCGACTTGCGTAGTGGATTGGATTCCGTAGGACGGCAAGCTGTAGATTGGCTTGAGACGAAGACAAAGACAGGTGCGTTAAAAACAATCAAAGAAGGTTTGCGTCAGTTTGGGATTGGATTTGATGACCAAGGAAAATTTACCTCGGTTCTTGGAACTAATCTTCCACCAGAGGCATTTTCAATGATTCGCCAATATCAACGCAAAATGCGCGATTTGAATGAAAGCCTTGTCTACAATTCCAGCCCATTAAAAGATGCGCCAGAGATTCCGCTGACTGCACTAGCTACGAATCGTGCGCTTCAAGAGCGTTACAAGCATTCTGACTTTTTCGAGCAACAGCAAGTTGTCACTTTAGAATCTCCAGATGGTAGCAAACAAGAGGTTGTTGTTCCCGCTGACGCAAAGTTAGATCGATTTGTTGGACAATATCGTTTTGCTAATGGTCAGTTGGTAGATGAGCAAGGCAACCCTATTTCACTTGGTCCTGATATTCCGCTTCAAGCCATGCCTGACGGCACATCTGTTTCTCTGGACACTAGGATTGCCAGAAACCCAGATGGATCGCCAAGAATCTTATCTCCACGGGAATCGAAACGCCGAGCAAAACAACGAGGCGAGATTATCCGAAAAGCCGTTGATGACGCTCCTGATGATGAATCTGGGGTGAGACTGGAAGACATGGGGAACGGGAATTACCGAGGCACACTTTCTCCTACGCAAATCGAAGCAATTAACAACCTGCCTAATGATATTGTTGCGCCTTCACTTAAACGCAAGATTGCATTCTTTAACGATATTCTTGGGCGTAAGGATGGAAGCATCGTAGAGATTGAATATCAAGCGGCACTTCGTGACGGGAAATATCGTGCATTAAAACCGCAACTTCGCACCGAAATTCCGATTGGTTTCCAGTTCGACAAGCAAGGTAATTTCTTGATGACTACCATGTCATTGTCGCGGATGTATGACAAAGCGAATGCATGGGCGGCAAAGCGTCCTCGCAATCTTCGACTTTGGGGTGGTGATATGACCAAGTTCTGGGATTCCGTTCGTCAATACTTGATGAATCATCAAAAGGGATTGCAGGGTCATATTGGATTAAATGCCGATCCAGAGATTGCAATGCAGATGAAAAATCGCATCAACGATCTTTTCAATGTTTATCGTAAAGAGACTCGCGAGGCTAATCCAGAACGCACAATTCTTCCAAAACGCCGGGGGCAAGACCCAATGGATGTTGTCATTCGTTCTAGGCGCATGGATCGAATTAATTCTTTTGATGAAACTGCTCTTCCAAAGATGCCGTTTCAGTATGAGTTAGCAGTTCAGAATTATCTTCCCGCAGAAAACCCATTTGCTGAATTACAAGATGCACAGCAGTTTGCTAAAGCAATGGAGGTAGATGAAGAATTAGTTAATCGAGCTATTGCTGGAGATATTGAACCATTGGAATTGCAGTTGCATGAGCAAGACCTGCTTCGTCCTGCTGAATACATCGATGTTAGCAATGGCAAGATTCGCGTGAGGTCTATGTTTGATCCTACTCAAGCAATTTTTGAGCAAGGTGAAAGCAATCCAGAATCTCCATCACAATTGCAATTCCTTCCTTCCGAAATCGAAGCACCATCTGGCGAGCGTGGATTCCAAAGTAAATTGCAAATGGAAATTCAAAGTAAGTTCCTTGGTGCAATGGCAACTCCAGAGCAGTTGAAGGCAGTTTTGAACAACCCGCAGAATGTCAAAGCGGAGGAGGTTAAATGGTCAGGAGTCAATGACGCAATCGACAGGCTTGCAAGCGAGAACAACGGCAAGGTTCCTGTGCAGGAATTGCTAAATTATTTGCGAGATGAAGGGCAAGTTAAGTTTGAGGAAGTCACCATTGGATATGATAATGAAATTCAAAAAATTGCTGATCAATATAGAATTAAAATTGAAGATGAGTATGGTGAAAAAGCATTTTACGATGAATTTGATGAGCCTCTTGAATTAGATGAAGTTCCGCCTCAATTATTAGACGCAATATATAAAGCAGGGAAAAAACCTGAACCAAGTTATGCTCAATACCAACTTCCCGGCGGTGAAAACTATCGTGAAGTTGTGATGGCGATGCCATCTCAAAAAGGAGTTCAAATTTTAAAAGATGGAAAAGTTGTTTGGGAAGACAATGAAATAACTCCAACTGGCAAACAAATATCTGATTTGAAATATCAATATCCAGAAAGTAAAGGATATTCAGTTGTTGGGAAGGGTTCTGAACAATACACCTCTTCCCACTTCCCCGAAATTCCAAACTATGTGGCGCATATGCGTCTTAACGAGCGCACAATCCAAGATGTTGGATATGCTATTCGCAATACAGAAAGTGGCAGGAAAGGCCCAGTTAAAGCAACCCGTGCAGAGGCTGAAGCAGATTTAAAACAATATCCTGCAAGTTACTCATTGGAAATAGTTGAAGTTCCAAGAAATGTAGATGGATTGTTCATCGAAGAGTTGCAGTCTGACAGGCATCAGGCGGGTAGGGAAGAGGGATATACTGAAGATACAAAACCATTATTAATTGAAGAAGAAAAAAGACTCGATTCTATACGAGAAAAAATACAATTTTTAGAAGAAAATGGTATAGATGAAGATAATCCAACCCCAGAGTATCGATCATTGGATGCTGAATTTATTAATTTAGCAAGAAGACTTCAAGGAGGTTCTATTCGCGCAGTTCCAGACGCACCATTCCGCAAAGACTGGTCACTACAACTCTTCAAACGCGCATTGCGCGATGCGGTAGAGTCAGGGAAGCAATGGATTGGTTGGACTACTGGAGAAACGCAGGCTGAACGCTATGACTTGAGTAAGCAGATTGGCAAGGTTGTATGGAATGAAGATACAAAAATGCTGACTGCTTATGATCCAAGTCAGAAAAAAACTGTTATTCAAGAGTCCAATATAACATCTGAAAAACTTGCAGATTATGTTGGAAAAGAAGTTGCACAAAAACTTGTTGAACAATCTCCAGATGAAGACATGGACAGGCAAATATCTGGTCTTGATCTTAAGGTTGGCGGCGAAGGCATGAAAGGATTTTACGACACGATCCTGCCTAAAGAGCTTGGCAAATATGTTGCCAAGATGGGTGGCAAGGTTGAGAAGTCTGAAATTGTTATAGAAAAACCAAGCACATTTACTAAATTTACCAGAACTCCAAATTCAGTTCCTGAAATTATTAATGTTCGTGAAAAAACCGCACCAATTTGGCGAGTAAACATCACGCCGCAAATGGAGAATGTCGTTCGCGCAGGGCAGTTGCAGTTCATGCCTGCTGAACAGACTATAAATAAAGTCCCAACTCAAGAGGAACTTGATGCAATGAAGGCACTATTGCCAAAATATACATCAAAATTAAGAAACATTAATAAAAATGAGAAATATATTACAGTTTATGATGAAAATGGAAAACACGCAGGTAGTGCTGAAATATATGTAAATAAACCAGATAATTTTATTAGTATAGAATGGATTGATACAACAATACAAAAAAATAAAGGATTCGGACAGGCATTGTATCGAGAAATAGCAAAGTATGCTCAACAACAAAATATTGATACAATTGAAGGTGAAATTATAAATAAAAAAGCGGTAAAGCGAAGAGAAGAATTATTTGAAACAATTTCAAAATCAGAAGGAACTCTTGAGGGGGATTATGATGAAGACCCTAATAAAGGATATTATGCAGACTTGACCAGCAAAGTTCCACCTGACATTCGCTTCATGCCTGCTGAAGTTGACGCTCGCTATATCGACCTTGAAGCAAAAGCTAAAGCTGGAGACAAGGAAGCTGAAGCGGAGGCAATAGCTATTGTTGAAAATATTGCAAAAAATGCAGGGGGCATTGAAGCATGGCATTTTGGATCATTTGATCCTTCTTATGATCCTATTCCCAAAACAAAAAAAGGAATGCATTTTGGATCAAAAGAAGCGTCTATACAAAGGGCATTCGACAAACAACCAGAGGATGAGCGCAGATCATTAGAGATTTTTGAAGAAAACGGATTGTGGTATTGGAAAACAAATACAAACGAAAGTTTAGATGGTTTTTCTACAAAACAATTAGCAGAAAATAATGCCAATAACGCAATAGCAGAAATGTGGATGTATCAAGATTATGATTATAATGATGTTGGTAATTTGACAAAAACATATTTGTTTTTTAATAACTTAAAAACAGTTAAAGATCAAGGTGATAACTGGAATGATACTATTATAAAATCAAAAGAAGAAGGATACGATGGTTTAAAATATAAAAATGAATTTGAAGACAAAGGATCGACTTCATATGTAATATTTAATCCTCAACAAGCAAAATCCGCAGACCCCTTCACCTACGACGATGCAGGCGCATTGATCCCGCTATCCGAGAGGTTCCAGTCTGCAACTCCTGACATTCGTTTCCTTCCTGCTGAACAAGGCGAACCAGAAGGCTTGCAAGGCATCGAACTGCCACAGACATACCGCAGGATTAGCGACATGATTCCGCCTTTGCGCGATATTGAGCCTCCCGTGCGTCCTGTGCAAGCATTGCCAAACATTCAGTTCTTGCCAGAGGAAAAGACTCCAACTGCAAAAGAAGTTCTTAAAAAACCACTTGAAAATCTTCCATTAAAAGAAGTAAGCACTTGGACTGAAATACAAAAAGCACCAATAATTACGCTTAAAGACTTGATTGGGAAAAAAGTATTCCCAACATTTGCTGACATTACATCTGCTGGAAGAGTATTTAAAGGCATTGATTCAAGTGAACTTTTAATACCGATTGAAACTCATGGAGGCCCGGAATGGCCATTGATTCAACCAGAAAAAGTTGGAGAAGAAACAAATATTTGGTCTAATCAAGGCGCAGGTGTATCTACAACAAAAGCAAAACGAGCAGAAGAAGGGGCAATAATGCTTGTAACGCTAATGGATAAAAATGCACATTTATCTAATACTGAAGTTGCTAATGCAATTATCGGAACAAATTTAGCCTATGTAAAAGATGGGAGAATAACAAAAAATAATTTAAAACTGCTTAACAAAAAAATTAAAGAAGAAGAGGCATTTAAAGATTTTGTTGGTATTGATTCTACTGAAATCAATGATTATGTGGCAAAACTGCCGTTCCAAGGTGATAAAAGCAGAGCAAGACTTGCAACTATTTTGTCTTCAAAAGAAGCAGAATCATTGGGATCGGCAAATGTTCAACGCATTCTTGATGAGATGCGTAGTCCTGCGTTTGAAGGCGGCAGGATTGGTGATTCTGTAATCGCACTTCAATTATCAAAAGGCGCACCAGTTGTTAAATTGTCTGAATCTGGCGCGATGACTCATCCATCGTATCAATATGCCGTGAGAGGAAAAGTAATCGGGAAGTTTGCTCGCCCAATAAATGCAGAAATGATTTACGATGATTTTCTGGCACAAAGAAGATTAGAGGGCAAACCTACATCTGGAGATCGTAGGGCGATTGATCTTGCAAAACCAGTTCAAATTATTACAAAAGAAATTGCAAATCGCATTCCACAGACTCCATATAAATATTTAAAGTCAGCGCAACACGCTAAATTATTAAAGTATGCACTTGAAAATGACTGGAAGGATTCAGCCGTTGCAAAAAATAAAGGTGGAATTTCTCCAGCAGAATTTATTGACACTTTAAATTCAAGCGAAGCAAAAGTTGCTCTTAATGATTACACTCTTGATTCAGTAAAAAAAGAAATCAAAGATGGCAAACTAAATTTGTATCAACTTGGAGACTCTAAAGTCTTTTTTGGGACAAAGAATAGCGACCCAGCAAGCGACTATGGATTAGACCCGAAAGACTACGGGTTTGGTGAAAATGAGAAAACGCTAACATTGGTATTGAATGCCGAGCGTGGAACCGCTGGCATGGGAGATGCCATTATGATGAAAGCGTTGTCAGAAGGCGTGACTGCTCTCGATTGTTTTGCAATTAAAAACTCAAGATATCCAGATGGTATGTTGCCATCATTGTACAAGCGATTCGGATTTGAGGTTGTCGGTGAAATCCCATTTGACCCGCAATATTACACTCCGCAAAAATTGGCAGACATAAAATTGTTTTGGAAAAATAATGGTTGGGACGAATCTACTGGACTTCCTTCCGTTGTTATGATGAAGTGGAAGGGAAATGAAAATGACCGAACAAGAAGCCTACGAGACATTGCTGGTAAAGCTCCAGCAGGTATTCGGGAACGAAATTCCTCACCTATCCGAGACACAGAAGGATATTTTGGACGGACTGATATTGGACAGGGTGGAGGCTCACAAGGGGGATTACAGCAAGGTGACTCTGGACGAGGTAGAGGGAGTCAGGGAGATGCTTTACAAGGAATTCAGCTTGGCAGAGGCACAATAAATGCAATCCAAGAATTGTTTGGAATGAATGATGCTGAACTCAAAAATCTGGGGATTAATCCTTCTCAAATTCAAACAATAAAAAAAGCCATAGGATATAGTACTGAAAAAAAGAAAAACTAACTATGCCTCTACGAAAATGTGCTTCCCAAAATTGTTTTAATCGCAATGTCTCTGCTGAAGTGAAGGCTGGAAAACCAGTCAAGCAGGCAGTTGCAATTGCATACTCTGTGCAACGCAAGGCGAGGGCAAAAAAAGCGGCGGCAAAACGCAAAAAATAATTTTATCGCAGGATAGAGAAAAGGTATCTCGGTAGGCCCATAACCTACAGTTGAGGGTTCGATTCCCTCTCCTGCAACCCCGCGAAGCTAGTGTTTATGCGGGTCTGCGGACTGCTTGGGTTTTTGATCAAGCGTCAAGCAAAAATGTTTTTACTATGACACAACGGATAAAAATAGTTCTTGATAACCCAAGCGGGTTTGGTATTGTGATCCCAGATCGGAGGCGCAACGCCGACGACGAACCAACAAAACTCAAAATAAAAAAATGAACACTCAAGACGAATACCAAACAGCATTCCGAATCGCTTCAGACTATTTGCAGTTTTCAGAAAACTGCGCGAGTCAGGGACAGAGAGCAGGAAAATTAAGCGGCAATGAAACTCACTTCGTTCAGCAACGATTGTATGATCTTTCTGGGCAAGAAGCTAATTTGATCGATCACCCTTTCTACGATGAGTGGAAGTGCCTGCAAACAAAGGCAGGAAAAAAACGAGTGGCGGCACAACTTCAATTTATTGCTAAAAACCTATTGTTTACTTTTAAAGACAAGTATCCCCACTTCTACGCTCAAGTCACAGGATCACCAAAAATTGTTCAGCCACTTGCCAACATTGCTTTGAATACACAAACAGAATACAAAATTAAAAATCGCTATACTGGAGAAAGATTGACTCGCAACAAAGGGCAACTTGCTTGGAGTCACCATGCGCGAGGTTTAGTTTTTAAAACAAGAAAAGCGGCAGAAAAAATTGCCAATAATTTTCCACAAGAAGCAGTAGTTTATCAACTGGAGGCTTAAAATGAACATCACCAAGAAACAAGTCTTGCAGGCTATAAAAGAAGTCATTGAAGCATACTTCAATCCAGATTCTCCAGAAGCACTTGCTTGTGCCATCTATCAACTTCGCAAGGTATATAAAAACTATGACACAACTTCTGCTTGCAAACCCAACCTGATTCGATATCCTCAAGCCATGAACCTGACCAACAAAACACAGTCCGAAATCAAAGCGCACCTCAAGCGCACTCGCAAAACACGGGTGCGTGAGACTTGCGCCAAATACAACACGGCAAGCTACGCTCAAGCCTCGTTCCTCGAAACAGCAGACCTCTGCGCCCGGATCAACGCTCACCTCGCATCACTTAAAAAATAATACCATGAACATCACACCACCCACAATCCATCTGAACGGAACATCGCCACAAGAACTCTGGAAAGGCTACGAGGCGGCATACGATGCCGTCCGAGCCGCGCAGGAGGCATTAGGCAAGATTGAGTTCAACTCTCGCGATTACTATGTGCAATCACCATTGGCATGGGATAAGGCACAGGAAGATCGCTACGAGCAACGCCGCGCCTTGGATCAGGTCGAGGAGTATTTGCTACAGCATCTGCTCGCGATTCGCAGGCAGAGTGGCATTTGACAATGGATACCCTTACGGCATTTTTGCGCGATGGCGCGACCTGTAAACCACCCTGCTTTCCCTTTTGCTGGAGGAACGAATCCTCCAGTCAAGAGCAATAGCGGTATGTCCATGCGCGACTGGTTTGCAGGTTCAGCCTTGCAGGGGTATCGAGCGAGTGATAAATTTTCCCAAGCCGATTCGCGTTTAGTTGCTGACCTGTCATTCAGGGATGCGGATGCGATGCTGGATAAACGACAAAACGAAAATATATGAATAAAGAAAATAACATTGACAACGAAACGCCGGGAACCCCGGAAGAAGAGATCGCCAACAGCATCGATGCGGTGCTTGCCAAGGTCGATTTCGACAAGATCACCAAAGACGATGTGTTCCATGATCTCATGCATAACTCGAAACTTTTCAGCTTCCGATTGATGGTTGCCTCGGCATTGCTGGAGCAACTCCACATTCGTGATCTCGCAAAATCTGGCGAGGCAACTCCTGACAATGTTGTCAGGTTTAATGACGAAGATCAGGAACCGAAATCGTGAAGACAATCAAAGACTCTGAATGGTCTAGAAACGGAAAAGGTGACAAACCTCGCACCGATACGCAGTCCAAAAAGTATCAGGAAAACTTCGACGCCATCGACTGGACGGCACACAAAAAATCAAAGCAAAATGAAAAGTAAAAATGACACTCTCCCATCTTCTGTTCGACGCTTCTTGAGTGAGATCGGAAAGCGTGGTGGAAGCGCATCGACCGATAAAAAAAGATTGGCGGCGGCAATCAATGGACTCAAAGGCGGAAGACCTCGCAAAACTGCGGTAGCCTGCGAAGCCTGATTCTATCGGCATCTGCGGGTGTCAATAGATTTTTGAAGTGTGACAAAAATATTTTTTAAAATAATTATTGCAAACCCAAGCAGGTTGCCTATTGTTGAATCCATCGAAGGCGCAACGCCGACGAACCAAAAACAAAAACCAAATAAAAAAATGACAACAGCAACACAACTCAAAGCAGGCACAGAAACAGGTTCATTGATGAATCACATTATTAGCGGATGCCGTATGTCTGCTCCAGAAACAGGAATGGGTGCAACGATCCTTGGATGGACTGATCGCCGCGCCTGCACAATTACCGAAGTGAGTAAGAGCGGCAAGCGTGTCGGAATCGTTGAAGACATTGCAACCCGTGTTGACAAAAACGGAATGAGCGACTCTCAAGAATACTCTTTCGAGCGCGGGACGGGATCGCCAACCTTTTTCACCCTTCGCAAAAATGGCGCATGGGTTCGCCAAGGCGAATCAATTCGCGGTCAGCGTCTCGCAATCGGCAAGCGTGATCACTACTACGATTATTCTTTTTAATTTTAAATTGGCGAGGGTTCTATCCCCTCGCCCCACAACCAAACCAAACCAAACCAAATGAACATCATCATCCCAACACTCGAAACTGAACTCGTAAACACGAACCCCATCACGGCAGTCCATGCCGCGCCAACCCGTAGCACCCGCTACGGATTCATCAGCACTCAAGAGATCGTCAATGCTCTCGGAGAGTCTGGCTACACTCCTCGTCAAATCCAGTATGGCAAAGTCCGCAAGGATGAGAACAAGGGATTCCAAAAGCACATCATCAAATTCCAGCACCAAGATATCGCCAATATCGGCGGCGAGGTTGCTCCAGAATTCGTGCTGATCAATAGCCATGATGGAACCTCCTCGGCGCAACTCTCGCTCGGTCTGCGAGTGTTTGCCTGCTTGAATGGACTTGTCACAGGTGACATTTTCCAGACCTTGAAAGTCTATCATCGCAATACCTCGGTGAGCGACTTCATCTCGGCGGCGAATGACCTTCGCTCCAATGTTCCTCAACTGGTCGAGCGTGTGAGCCTCTTCAAGCAGAAGGAACTCACGCAGGCGGCAACCAACCAATACATCATCGATGCGCTATCGCTCCGCTATGATGCGCCAAACGAGGAATCGACCTATGCTGACCAACGCGAATGGAACACTCGCCTGTTCTACTTGAATCGCGCTCGTCGCTACGCAGACGGCGGAACCAACCTTTGGCAAACATTCAATAGGGTGCAGGAGAACTTGACCAAAGGACGCCCCGGTTCTGGCATCCGCAAGCTGACTGCTCCAGCCGCTGACCTCAAAGTCAACAAGCAACTCTGGAACCTCACCGAGCAGTATCTTTTGAACAACTGATCAATCGGGGGCGGGGGAGCAATCCCTCGCCCCATAACAAAAATAAAAATGAAAAATATTTTGCAAAAACTTTTCGAGATTCGCGGAACCCGTCCAGCAACAAAACGCGAGCGTGAAGTGGCAACGCATCTAGCGTCTGGATTCACAAATCAGCAGACCGCAGACTTGCTCGGAATCAGCATCAAGACTGTCGAAAAACATCGCGACAATCTGCACAAGAAATTTTTATTCCGTAACACGGCAGACCTGACCAGATGGGCATTGGCGCAGGGTCTGTTAAAAAATGAATGGCTATAAAAAAAATATTGACCACCCAAAGCGGTTGGGTTTAATATCCGAAATATGGAAATACCAACAACAATAGTTCTCCAGCATTGCTGGGATGCGTTTGTAGCACTCGCGCCAATCGCGGGACTCGCTCTCTTAACCCTGCTTTTAACCATAAACAAAAAATGAACGAGATCGCACTTACAGCAATCGTCGGAATCATCGGCATTTTCGTTGCCTATCGGCAGGGACAGTTGTCGATCCTCGACGAGTGGGAACAATACAAGAAGAAGCGCAAAGAACGGGAAATCCGTTGGCGCGAATTTGAGGAGGAGGACTAATATGGCTACGGAAAAAACCGAATCCACTTGCCTTCCTCCCGAAGCATACATTCGCATCATCGCTCGTTGCACAAACGATCAACCGCCGAAATTCAAATCGTCTGTTTACCCTCCAAAACCAAAAAAACAAAAAAAATGAAACTGCTGACAGCAACCCTAACGCTTGCGCTTTGCGCCTGCTCAAGCGTCTCGAAAGAGACATACACAGAAACTCGCACCCTTAATTACCCGAAGGGAATCACTCCCCACCTGAAAGATTTCTACCTCCAGCCGGGGGCAGAACAACCGCAACCACAACCAACAATCAATAGCACTCCAGACTACGCAGGCGTCCTGCCAGACTCGGATGTTATTCCAACCGACAACACGCAAAACATCGCCGCCGAGATCGAGCGGCTCAAACACGAAAACGAATTGCTTGAGGCTCGCGCCTACAACCAAGCACTCCAAAACCTCTAACCTAATAAAATAAATATATGTCACAACTAGTACCCATCACCGAACTGGAAGCAATGGCTTCGCACATCGTCAAATCTGGCTTATTCGGCCTGAAGCGTCAGGAGGAGGCAGTAGCACTTATGCTTGTCGCGCAAGCCGAGGGCAGGCATCCCGGCACAGTTGCCGCCGAGTATCACATAATCCAAGGCAGACCAGCACTCAAGGCAGACGCTATCCTTGCTCGATTCCAATCGGCAGGAGGCAAAGTCGAGTGGCAGGATTACACAGACACGAAAGTGTCAGGCACATTTAGTCACCCAGCAGGAGGTTCACTCTATGTGGACTGGGACATGGAACGCGCAAAAGCCGCAGGACTCGGAGGCAAGGATAACTGGAAGAAGTATCCAAGGCAGATGCTCCGCGCCAGAGTGGTCAGCGATGGGGTTCGCGGGGTGTATCCTGCCGTGCTTCAAGGGTTCTACACTCCAGAGGAAGTTCAGGACTTTGTTTCTGCTCCAGCCGCAAACGCACCTGTTGCAGTATCTGCCACACCTGTGATCGAGGATAAGCCGAAACCCGTAAAGAAAATCAAAGATGTTGCTCCTGTTATCGAAGCGGAAGTAATCGAGGCGACTCCTGAACTTGCGGAAGACAGAAGCTGGACCGCGCCTATGGAGGCATCGCTCGGAGCGGAAGAGAATGCCGTTAATGCATTCCTCGCAACCAAGGGGCAGATCGATGCTGGGCAAACATGGCGCGACCTTCCAGACGCAACCTATCGCCAGCGCATCATAGCGAATCCTGAAGGATTCGTGAAAGCCGCAACCGCTACAAAGGAGTAATATGATTCGGCATTCAGCACTTCCCAAACTGCAAAAATGCCCATGCTTTGAATCCGCTGGGGGGACATCCCCAGCGGCAAGCAGGGGGACAAAGATCGACTCTGTGATCCGCCGAACACTTCAAGGCGAGGACTGCATGGCAGAACTCTCCGCAGAGGATCAAGAGGCGGCAAAGCGAGGCGTCGAGATGGTCAAGAGCTTGGTTCCTGAAGGAACGGAACTCGAAACCCGCGAATCCGAACTTTGGGTAAAAACTCCCGGCATGGATCATGTAGGGACTGAAGACATTCGCGCCCAGAAGATTCGCGTCTCGTTCGATGTAAAGTCAGGTCAGGTATACGATTACGAGGCTCAAATGGGGGCATATGCGCTCGGCAACATGACTAGGTTCTTTGAGCCAGAGTGGACTTGCTATTTGTTATTCGTTGACCAAAATCGAGTTGTTGAGCATAAGTTCACGATGGATTCGGCTACAGAGTTGGTCGATTCGATCATTAAAGCATACAATGATCCAGATAAAAAGCCTGTAAGCAATTCATATTGTGGCTGGTGTGCCAAGAAAAATACCTGCCCACAGGTTGTTAAGCCTACCGAGCAGACCCTGCGTGTTGTGAATAACGAGGTATCAATTGATACCCTGAAGGCGCAACTCGCGGAACCAGAGAAGCTGGGCAAGTTTCTAAAGGCTTGCAATATCTTTAAAAAAGAACTCTGGGACTGGGCGAAGGAGGAGGCTAAAGCCAGACTGGAGCGAGGCGAAGAGGTTCCGGGCTGGAGGCTTTCAAAGGTCAAAGGTGCTGAACAATACACTCCAGACGAAGTTGCTACTGCCGCTCAAACGACAGGCGCAACATACAAAGAAGTGGCTGAACTCTATGGCAACATTGGCGCAGAGGATTTCCGTAAGTGGGCAAACGCTCGCGATTATTTTCCTCTGCCAGAAGATGCCGTTCGCAAACCCGAAACAACCAAAATGCTTGAATCAAAGAAATGAGTGAGAAATATAATGAGTTTATGGGGTTTGAGCTTCGTTGTCTGCCAGCGCACCAAGATGACTGCATGAGATGGGACTACGAGGTGCGGATCGGCGATAAGTGGCACACAGTCATACCTGAAGGGCTGGGATGGCGCAGGGAAGAAGCACTAGAGTCTTTAGTTAAAATCCTATCTAATAAATTAAATAAATATGAACCAATTAAATCTGAACTTTGAACCTATAATTGAAATAAAAGGAGATAGTATTCCTGAACGCTTTAAACGATTCCACGCCGCAAACCGCCATGTTTACGATGCTCTGGTCAATCTCGCTCGCCAGTTTCGGCAACGCCGGGGGGACAGCAAGATCGGTATTGGAATGCTGTACGAGGTCTTGCGGTGGAACTATTACATGACCACCGAATCAGAAGACGATTATAAGTTGTCGAACGATTTCCGGGCTTGCTACGCTCGTTTGATTATGTCGCAAGAACCAGACTTGAAAGGCATCTTTCAGACTAAAAAAAGCATAGCAGATGAGTGAGATGATTAATAAGATTATAAATACCAATTTATGTTGTGAAGAATTCTATCTTGACATAAATGAAATATTAGAAATAAAAGATGAATCGGCTATTCCTCCTGATGAGTATGCAAATACCGGGTCATTAATAAATGTTTTATCTAATTGTATTATTAAATTAACAAAAAAACAACAATTTGTCATTGTTAAAAGGTTTGGATTGTTTGGATACAATATTGAAACAAGTGATACGATTGCAAAACAGTTAGGTTATAAAAACAGAAATAGTGTATTGAATATCGAAAAACAAATAATCAGGAGATTGGGTCATCCAGCTTTTAAATTAACAGAATTAATAAATGAAATCTAAATCACCCGCTTTTCAATTCTACCCACAAGATTTCCTTGTTGGTTCCGCCATGCTCTCGGCAGAGGAAACGGGCGCATATATTCGCCTGCTTTGCTATAGTTGGACACATGATGGATTGCCTGACGATGACGCACAACTTCAACGATTGGCAGGATGCCATGGCAATGCCATCGCATCGATTCGGCATAAGTTTGGCATATGCGACGATGGAAGGCTTCGCAACGATAGGCTAGAATCTATTAGATTTAAGCAAAAAGAGTATCGTGACGCTCAAAAAGCCAATGCAGAGAAAAGATGGCAAAAACAGCAAAAAACTAATACTTCTATGCCACCGCATATGCCACGGGATATCCCATCGCATATGCCATCGCATATGCCATCGCATGAATCTGGCATACCAATTGGCATATGCCAAACGGATGCTCTTCATACTTCAAACTTCGTTAACACAATAGCTGACGCTATTGTTACCCCTTCCAAGGCGGAAGGGGCGGAAGGCGAAGATGCCATGGCATTGCCATCGGATAAGCCGAAGCGTGAAACGAAACCCGTGGATGAGGCATGGATCGCTGACATCAAACGGCATTACCCAACCATCGATGTTGACGAGGAACTTCGCAAAATGGACGCATGGATTGCGCTCCATCCCGGCAGGCGCAAGACCCGAAAATTCATTGTCGGTTGGCTCAATCGATGCCAGACAGAACTCGCTCCACAACCACAAAAACCTGCGTTACGCAATGAAGACTATGACTTTACTTGGTAAAAACATGAACAACGAACTACGACCATGCGCTGGCGAGAATTGCTTTGAAGTGCTTGAGGTTCCGATCATTGCAATATTCGGTCGATCACTCGACTTCAAAGTGCTTTGCAATGACTGCGAGCAAAAATTGACAGAAGAGCAAGACAGGAAAGCCCAGCAATTGCGCGAGGATAGGGCTAGAAACGCTTTTGATAGTGCCTGCCCACCCTTGTATAGGGAAAGCGATTTAAAACGCATCCACGGGGATTTAAACGCAATTGCCACAAATTGGCAGTTTGGTCCAACTGGAGTCTTCATGGAGGGAAAGCCGGGGACTGGCAAGACCCGTGCTGGATGGCACATCCTCAAACGAATGGCTCACCAAGGCAAATCGATTTACGGATTGACCTCAACTCAATTCGCGAAATTCGCCGCCGATCAATGGCATTCAAACAACGAAGAAAAGGGTCACGCTTGCGAGGCAATGGAACGATGCCGCCGCACCTCAATCCTGCTCCTAGATGACCTTGGAAAGCAAAAGATGACCGAGCGTGGAGAGACTGAATTATACGATGTTCTTGAGCATCGAACAACCAACCTAAAGCCGACAATAATCACCACAAACGCAACCTCGATTCAGCTTGGCGCAATGCTCTCCGAGGATCGCCGCCAACCAATTCTTCGCCGCATTAAAGATTTCTCAACGATCATCAAAATATGAAAAACAAAACATCATCAATTCCGCTACTTCAATATATTTTAGTGGACACTCGATTCACACATGAGGAACCAATCGGCTTTCAAGAAGCGGAGTGGGTTCAGACTGTGGCAATCCCTGATCGTGCTTGGGGACTCAATGTAGTTTTCCGCAAAGGAGGCCCAATGTATCGCAACCTGCCTCCCCATGCGATTGCGTTTTGCGACAACCCTACAGACTGGACAATCAATGACGCTCAACTCTGGAACTGCTATGGATACCAATACGAACATATGGTTTGCGACCACCTCGGTGACTCGCGAGTTATGGCAATCACAGATGACTATTTGATACAAGGCAGGTATCTCTTCCAGACTAGCTTCATCGATGACTCCTATTCACTCCAACCAGAGCAGGACAAAACATTCTTTTGGATTCGACTAGACAATGATCGGTTAACCATCCTACCGACAAACAAAGTTACTTTTATCGATGCTTCATTTATCAATGAAGGATCAGTTGATCGCTTAAAATTGCAGACTGAAATCTATCGGTGCGAAGAAATTTAAAAATAAAATATATGGATAAATCAATATGGGATTCTGCGCCAGATGATGGTGCAACCACCGATCAACACGATGCATTTATTCACCTAGTTAATGGTGAAATTGCGTCCGAACTTGGATGGAAATTTGAATACAAAAAAAATGTCTGGACACGCGCAGAACTAGTATTTACCGAGGTTCCCAGCTACATGACTGACCTCAACCTCTGTCAAGACTTTTACGATGACTTCCGCGAAAACGAGGAGCATATGTATACTGCTCTTTTATCTAAAATAATATTTGGTGAAGATTTGGTTGACGGACTTCCTTTCAACCCTATATCAATGGTATTCGCAACAGCACACGAAAGATGTCTTGCCTTTTGCGTCTTACGAGAATTATAAATAAATAGATTATGAGTAAACACACAAAACCAACAAAGTTGGTGATCAGCGCGGTCACCAAGAAGAAGCACACTAAACCCACAGGACACACTATCGAAGTCATGCTACCGCATGAACTCGCAGTTAACTGGGCAAACACAATCGGCTCTCGTATCGAGGCAATCAAGGCCGAGATCGAGGCAAGCCTTGTTGCCTACCAGCAACCAGTACCTGAAGCGCAACCTGCAACCATCAACCCTGAAGCTATAGCCTAATATGTCATCATTCATTAAACTCGACGCCACAGGCGAATTCCGTTGCAAAGTTGTTGCTCCCCAGTACGGATGGTTCGATGAAACCGCAAAGGGATCGAAGTACATTAAGTTGCCTTGCGAAGTCCTCGATGGTGAACACGCTGGCAAACGAATCGTCTGGCTGGGCTACCTCACAGAAAAAGCCTACCAGTCCACAGAACGCTCCCTTGCCGAAGCATTCGGTGACAAGTGGACTTGGACTAACATCCCGTTCGCTGGCATGGAATGCATCATCGTCTCGGAAGAGGAGGAATACAACGGCAAGAAACAAATCAAGGCGAAGTACCTCAACTCTGTCAACGGCATCGCTACAGGCAAGTCGAAGGACGAATCACTCGCCACTAGCGAGAAGATCGCCAAGGCACTACCTAGCCGAGGAACTAAACCAACAAAGACGCACGACGAGGAAGATTCAGAGATACCATTTTAATTTGACAAGCGTTCCATTTTAATTCACCTTTACAAGATGAAGGAATGCTTCAAATGTAAACAGGTTCTTGAATTATCAGAATTTTATAAACATTCAGCAATGGCTGATGGGCATTTAAATAAATGTAAAAAATGCACGGCTAAAGATTCTGAAGAAAGAAGAAAACTAAAATCACAAGATATTAATTGGGTTTTATCTGAAAGAAAAAGGCACAGAGAAAAATCTAAAAAATACAGAGAATCTGGAGTTATAAAAAATACAGCAAATAGCAAGAATGAATGGGCGATAAGAAATCCAGAAAAAAGAAAAGCACATCACGCAGTATATTCTGCGTTAAAATCTGGGAAAATTCACAGGCATCCATGCTATATTTGCGGAAATAAAGCGCAAGCTCATCACGATGATTATTCAAAACCACTAGAGATAATTTGGTTGTGTTCAAAGCATCATGGTGAGCGGCATATTGAAATTAACAAAACAAAATTAATAGAATCATTTAAATAAAACTACAGGTATTGTGGCGGCAACCATGTTTGCTGGTCATCATCAGCACCAGACCCGTAACCACATAAAAGCGGGTCACACTTTCCAATGCCTTGGACACATGAGCAACTCATCAAACTCGGATACCATCTCCACCCAGACGGAGACTACTACCTTAACCCTCCTTCTCCCAAACTATCTAACCCCATCCCTCAACACAATCCTATCATCCCATTGGTCAAACCTCCACAAGCACAAACAAAACGCAAAAACCGCGTTGCTCTCCGCATTGAAAGAGTTGCCACCAAACTCCAAGACTTTGATAACTTCGTGGGCGGAACAAAACCTCTCACCGACCAACTTCGATACCTTGGTATCATCCCTGACGACGACCCAGCTTCCATCATCGCCCACTACTCACAACAAAAGTGCAAACACAAAAAGGACGAGAAAACCATCATCCAAATCACCTACCAGCCACTCACACCACCCACCCGCACAACCCCATAAACACTAGCCCTGCGAGCAAAGCGAGCTAATTATACACACCACCCAATTTATGAGTCAAGCATATTCGCAAAATATTTCAGAAAAAAATTTAGTCCTAGAATCGCTACAAAATAAAATCGATTTCTTACGAGACTCTCTCCACAAAATCACAGAACCTAAAGAGCGTCTCGATACTCAAAAACAAATCCTCGATCTCAAAATCGAACTCGCAAAACAATTCAAACCTCAATGAACGATTCAGCAGAAATTCCAGATCAAAAATCTGAAGAAAAATCTGAACCAAAACAAATGGGTAGACCCTCCAGCTACTCACAAGAATTAGCCGACGAAATCTGCAATAGACTCGCTCACGGCGAAACCCTCCGATCTATCATCGCTTCTTCACCACACCTTCCAGATAGGTCTACAATATATCGATGGAATGCTGATAATCAAAACTTCCGCGACCAATACACAAAAGCTAGAGCAGAGCAAGCCGATTACTACGCAGAACTTATAGTAGATGAATCTTACTCTTCACACGATGCCGCTATCGGCAGACTGCGCGTAGATGCGCTCAAATGGGCCGCGAGCAAAATGGCTCCAAAGAAGTACGGAGAGAAGATCGAGATCGAAACAGCACAACCGCTCACGCTCGCTTTCCAGCTACCTTCCCGCGCCCCTGAACGAGTACAACTTGAATCTAACGAGAGATCACTTGAAGAGTAAACTGCAACTCCGTATCACCATCTGCTCTGATGGTTGCCCGGTTGGACCTCGCTTGCAACGCAAGGAACCATTGCCAGAGTACCAGCATACATATGACTATACGCCTACTGGGATCAAACAGGCTGAAAATGACATGATCAAGATTCAGGCGTATATCGATAAATATCATGGAGTTATCAA